GCTGGTGCCTGTAGTGAATGGCGAACGCTGTCGCGCCACCGTGGCCGTTAGCGGCGCACAGTGTGCAGCGCCACGAATACGTCGCTGGTTCTAGCATGGGTACGCCTTCACATATTGGACCCACACGCGGTAGGTCGCCCTCGAGGAGTAGCGGGCCGAATGATGTCCGCGACCTGTGATGTCCCACGGGTACCAGGTGCGACCGCCTTGGCTGATCTTGTACGCGATAGCAGCGTTATAGGCCGGGTCGAGCAGGCGGATCGGGTCCCACCATGTCGCCCTCGACCATGCTGCGCGATTCCACTGGAACAGGCCGTAGTCGGACGTCGGGCTGATTGCTCGGGCGTGGCCCTTGCTTTCGCGCATGACAATCCCGTAGGCGTAGCGCAGTGCGCGACCTCGGAACCCTGCCGAGTGCAGGACGTTGACGACCGGGTTGGTGCAGGTCGGCGCCAAGTGAACGACCGCAGCTAGTGCGGCCTCGGCGATCATGCGGCATCACCACCGACCGGCTCGAGGACTGTGACAGTGCTTGAGACCCGCGTTCGCCGGTACTCCTGGACTGCGCCGGCGTCGAGGCGCCTGAATCCTCCGGGGGTCCGGTAGGACGGCAGCTGGCCCTCGTCGGCCATGCGCTGCACGGTGGACTGGCTGAGGTCGAGGACCTCGGCGGCCTGCCGTGTGCTGTAGGTGTTGTTGTCGGTCATTTCTTCCTCTCAATAAGGAAAGGGCCCCCGATTGGGGGCCCTTCCGGTTAGTAGATTCTGCGGACCTCGACCCAGATGCATCCGTCGATGCCGGACTTCAGGAACTCGGCGCCGGCCTCGTCGGCCTCGCCGTAGGTCTCGAAACCCATCGCGGACTTGTCCGGGTAGGAGAGGACGTCCATGCGGACGTGGCCTCGCTTGGTGAGCCGCTTGTAGAAGATGAAGAACATTGCGTTTCCCCTAACTAGGCCGGTCCTTGTGACCGACCTAGGACTACCTTATCAAACTACGCAACCTTGTCAACCTTGTCAGGTGCTTCTGGGGCGCCGATCCCGTATTGCTTTGTGAGCGGGGTGAGCCATGCCAGGGCGACGGTCGTAAAGGCGCCGAGCAGGCTGGCCGGCAGCGGTTCGAGATGCGTGGGCAATTCGGTGCTTGCCCAGGCGATGAGGGCGCCGATGAGTAGGAGCATGAGATGACGGGCCTCGGGGCTGAGCTTGTCGAGCATCACTGTCCTTCCATGTGGTGCCTGAGGTGTTCGTCCTGGTTGCGCTCGAGCCGGTCTAGGCGGCTCTCGATCCGTACGAGCAGGTCGTACTGTGATTTACCACCGTTCGGGCGCTGAGCCTTCGTCTGGCCACGTATGACGAGGGCTACTAGGCCGATGACTGCGACGAGCAGGCCGATGACGGTGGTGAACATCTCGGTCATGGCTTGGGCTTGGCTGCCCTCTTGGCCGGCATCTTTTTCGCAGGCGTCACGGTCGCCTGCAGGGCACTCGAGGACGTGGGCGGGTTGTTGTCGCTCTTGCGTAGTCCGACCTTGGGCAGGTCGAGGACCGGCAGCGGGAAGGGGCGCCCGTCGTGCTTGGCCGGCTCGGCGAAACTGATGTGGATGTGATGCGCGTGCCCGAGGCTCGGCGCGCTCCGCCAGACCCACATCTGGTTCGAGTAGGTGCCGGACGCGACGCGCCCCTCGTACACGATGTTCTTTATGCGCTTGTCGCCGCTCGTCCGCATGTACTCGAGCAGCTGGTCGGCGAACGTGTGCGCCGGCCAGCCGTCCTCGTCAAGGTCGAGTGCCATGACGTAGCCGGACTTGTCCGGGTTGTGGTCGGAGATGCGGCGCTTGTGTGCCTGGTCGCCGATCGTGCCGTCACTTGAGCGGTCGCGCTTCGGGTACCGAGTGTTGACCTGTTTGCGCAGTGTGTCGGCGGCTGCGGCCAGTTTCCAGCTCATGGCGCCGCTAGGGCCGGGTACATGGCGCTGATCATCGCGTCAGTGAAGCCTAGGGACTTGGCGTGTGCGATCGCGTCGGCTGCGTTCTTCGCTGTGATCGCAGCTGCGGCCTCTGCTGCTGCCTGCGCTGCGGCGTAGTCGTCGCGGTCCTTCTGCTGCTGCGCCAGTTCCTCGGGCGTCCACGGGCGCTCAAACGTCGTACCGTCGGGGAAGGTTTCTACATACTCGCTCATGAGTTCCTCAGTCCATAGATGCGAAGCGTTCCGGTGAGGCTTGTTTCAATGAAACTGATTCCGTCAAATTGCGTGGTTGCCGTGAACACTTCAGATGAATTACCGCCGAAGTCTCCCGTATGCCATGCAATGGTCTGACGGGTGCGCTGGGCAAGTTGGGGGTTGAAAATCTGTCCGAAGAAACTTGCCCCGCTAGCGGCCATCGTTATGCCGAGGCCCGAAGTCTGCGTTGCTTGGTACAGACCATTAGCGGCGCTTGAGACATTGACGTACATCGCACGCCGGTCATACGTCGCGTTTGCGTTATCGCTTGACGATGCTCGATACCTGAACGTCATGGCACCGGCGCCGGTAGCCGTGCAGTTTAAGACGTACACATAGTTCTCATACGCGCTTGTAAAGCAACCGTTCACGCTCACCGCCGCAGCGGTCGTGAAACTCACTACGCCACCGGAAAGGGTGACACCGGACCCTGCGACCGATGTCGGGGTAATGAGATCCATGCCCGAGGGTGCCGCGTTGCCGCTGATCGTCCAGGCATTCGACCCCGTGCGGGTCAGGGTCGCGCTTGCGTACTGGGCGACCGTGACGGTCCCCGTGAGGGTGACACCTGCGCCTGCCGTGAGGGTGACGACACCGGCGCCAAGGTTGAGGATCCGCAGCACCGTGTAGGCCTCCCACACGACCGAGGACTGAGGCGGGACGGTATAGGCCGATGCTGCGCTGTTATTCGCCGTGACGGTCTTTGTTGTGTCTGTGAGCAAAAACGTGTAGGTCGTCCCGGTCTGTGCGTTCTGGACGGGTCCGGTGTCGAGTTTGTAGCCGTCGACGTACTGGGCGACGGCCAGCGACTTCGCCGGCCACGCCGACACTAGGTCGCTACTGAGTGCGTACGGGGTTCCCATGTGCTGATCCTTTCAGTTAGGCGACTAGATCGGCTGCAGCGACGACGTTGTACCACTGCACGGTCGGGTCGACGCCGGCCCACGTCAGGACGGCGCTCACTTCACTCCATCGCACGACCTGGTAAGAGAATCGAGGATCGGACAGGCTGAGGACGAGCCGGTGCAGTCCGGGTGTGTAGGTCTCGGACCATCCCTCACAAATGCCCACATAGTCGTCTATGGGTGCGGGCTGCGGCATGAGGTCGATGCCGACTTTGCTGCCTGAGATGACGTCGAGCAGGTCGGCGCGTAGCGGGTCGGTGACGGTCTCCATGAGTACTTCGATCGACTGCACGGCGTAGCGCGGCTCCGATTGGGTGCGGATGATGTCTGAGGCCCTTGCCTGCGCGTCGGCTGCCTTGTGCAGTTTCGTGGTCAGGGTGAACGCTCGACGCCCGTGCGTGATGATGGAGGCCGCATCCGAGTCCGTCTTGCTCTGATTGCCGGCGCTGCCGTAAATCACGGTGACGTCGTTAAGAATCGTCTGTGACGTGTTGCGCCACGTCGGCGACCAGGCGACCGCCGTGTGCGGCAGTTCGACGGTGAGCGGGGCGGTATCGACCCGGTCGTAAATGTCCGCCCAGATGTAGGGCAGGTCGGGCCATGTGTCCGTCGGGTCGATGTCGTACCAGTGCGCCGGGTTGTATCCGTAGCCGCGACGGCTGTACGACTCCCACAGGACGGCGCCATCCGGCAGATCGCACAGTGTGCCACCGGTCTCGGTGCCGAGGGCCGTGAGCAGGTCGAGGGCCGAATATCCGCCGTCGACTGCTGCTAGGGCCTCTTGCGTCATGAGGGGGTCGCTGTTGTTGGCGAACGTGACGCCCGAGTCGGTGAGGATGTTCTCGACACGGTCGTCGAGCAGTTCCCTCGAGTAGCCGGCCTCGCCGACGAACTTCAGACCGAGCAGGCTGAGATTCCCGATCAACGTGACGTCGAGGCGCGCTATGTAGGCGGTCGCGCCGGGTCCGAGGGTCGGGCCGTTCGGGTTGAAACTATGGGTGAGGATCGTGTCAGTGACTCGGCCAGTGAATCGGGTGACGCCGTACGCCTCGACTTCGATGACGTCGCTGATTTCCACCGGGATGGACAGGAAACCGTAGAGCGTCATTGACGCGTCGGAGGGTGCGGGTGCTGCCGTGATGTCGTTGCGACCGTGCGAGACCGTGATCCGGTACTCGACGTTTTCGAGGTCGAGGGCGACGCCGTTGACCAGGACGGTGGGGTTCATCCGAGGACCGGGGTCGGTACGGGTACGCCCATCGAGTAGCCGGCGCGTGCATTGCTGTTGTTGATGAGTCGCGCAACGGTCTGGGCGATCTGCTGCTCGGACGTCACGACTGCACGGGCGGCCTGCTGCGCGGCTCGTTCGGCTGCTGCGGACGTCTTCGCGGCCTCTGCGGAGGCGACAGCCTTGGCTACGGCCTCGGCGATTTCCGCTGTCATCGTCGCCCCGATCAGGTTGCCCATGCCCTTACCGATCGCCTTCAGTCGCTTCGTTTCCTTGCTCATCTGCTCGAGTGTCTTGTCGACCATGCCGGTCGCTGCCTCGGTGCCAGCCGGCAGGAACTCGCCGGCCATCGCCGTCGCGGTTTTGTTGGCTAGTTCGGTGACCTCCTCCAGTCGGCTGTTGAACGCTTCGACGAGGCCCTTGTCGAGCATTTCCTGCCCAAGTTTGCCGCCGGCCTCGGGGCCGAGGGCCGCGATCTGGTCGACGAGTCGCTTGTCTGCACCGTTGGCCCTGATCGAGGTGAGGACGTTGCCGAACCATTCGTGCTGTTCGATCTGGCGGTCGAACGCGTCGAGCGATGAAATGCCGAGGTCGGCGCCGGTCTGTTGTGCAGCGCCCAGGTCGATGCCGCCGAGCAGCTGCGTCGCGAGCGTGCTCGAGTAGTCCTTCGCGGCTTGCGTGTTGCGCTCGAGGTCGGCGACCTGTGCGTCAAGGGTGACCTGCAGGTCGTCGACGACGCTTTTCTGCAGGTCGAACGCTGTCGTCAGGGTGTCGGTTGCCTTCGATGTTGACCCCGTTGCGGTCGATGTCTTGTCAAGGGCCGCGAAATACTCCTCGAGGTTTCCGCCGTTGGTCTTTACGACGGCGCCGTTAGCGGCTGCAATCGCATTCCATCTCGAGGTCGCTGCCGTGTTCTTGTCTATCTCGGGGGCGCCCTTGCCGAGTGCCATGGCTGTTCGACTAATCCCCGTGTATGCGTCTTCGGATGAGCCGGCCAGTTGGTCATAGGCCCCGCTGAGGTTCAGCAGCAGATTCACTGCCGGGCCGATAACGGGGATGCCTTGCACGATTGTGCTGTTAAAAAATTGATTGGCCTTAGCGGCTTCAGTGATGAGGCTGCCTAGGTCGTCCCAATTCGGCGCTTCAAGGAAGTTCTTTCCCGCTTTTGCTGCCTTATCGGATGCCGTAACGAGTCCGGCCAGCTCGACGACTAGGTCGCCTGCTGCGGACCCAATGTCCTCAAGGGCGGGCTGCAAATCCTCCATCGCTGTCATGAGGTCGCCGGTTTTGCTTTCAGTCTTCCCAAGAGCGTTGAGGAAACCGGCGCCGAAACTTTCCTGCAGTTCGCCGAACCCGACCGACAGTCGATTCAACTGCCCCTGGTAGGTGTTGGCTGCGGTTTGTGCTTGTCCGCCGAATGTGCGCGAGAGTTCTGCCGTGATCGCGTTGAGATTGCCACTCTTAAGAATGTTTTGATCGAGTGCCGGCGCTATCTTCAGCAGTGAGGTCGCCGAGCCTGATGCTGCGCGTGCGATCGCCTGGGTGACCTGCTCGAGGCTACGCCCGGTTCCCGCACTGGCATCGAGGGCGACGGCCAGCAATTTGTTTGCCTCGGTGACGTCCCCTGTAACTAAAACTAGTTTGCCTAGGGCCGGTCTCAACAGGTCGTCGGCGACACCAAATTGCCGCTGCATGACGTCGACGCTGGCCTCGGCGGCGCTGGTGTCCTGCGCCAGTCCGAGGTTCTGCAGTGTGGTCGCTAGTTTCGCTGCTGCGGCCTCATCGTCGACGAATGCCTTGACGCCGTCGACCCCGAACTGTACGGCGGCATATCCCGCGGCGGCGCCGGCGCCGATCAGGGCAGGGCCGAGCATTCCCGAGAGGGTGTTCGTAAGGTTCCGGGTCGCGTTGCCGAACCGGCCTAGGTCGTTCTCGGCGTCGCGCAGCTGCGGGCTGAATCGCTTGAGGTCAGCCGCTAGGTACACGGTCAGTGTGCGGCTCACAGCGTGTTCCTATTCCACTTAGTGACGATTAGGTCGACGGCCTGTCCCCACTCGTTTATCGCTTGTGCCTGATATGGCCTGCGCCTTGCCATCCAGCTGGTCCCGTTGCCGAACGGCGCCCACTTCAACCCGGGCCAAGGTTCGCGCGTTTCCTCTTTGGTGCCCATGAATGCCGGATAGCGGACCATGTTGGTGGAGGCGCCGCCACGGTATGCACGCCGGTCCTTGCCGACGTTCAACGCTGGCAGGCGATCGGATCGGGCCCTGATCGACTCGGCCAGCTTTGGTCCCCAGTTGCCTGCCGTGAGGGCGGCTGCCTTCCATGACGGGACCATGTGCCGGTTAGCGATGTCGACGGACGCCTTGCGCAGTTCTTTCGTGGCCTCTTTGGGTAGGGCCCGGAAGTCTTTTAGGAGTGCGCCGAGCCCGTCGATGCGTAGCTCGACCTGTTTAGCCACCGTTCAACTCCTCCACGATCGTTGCCAGCATTCGCGGCTCGTATGCAATGACCTCGAATATGGGCCGGTTAATCCGTAGCGCGACCTGGACAACTAAACGGCGGGGGTCGCCGTCTTCGTAGGGCCCACATGCTCGCGCCGCTCAATGATGACCTTGTGTTCCCGTCCCCACTTTTTGATGACCTTGAGGTCGAGGGGCTCGGGGTCGACGATCGCGCAGAACGCTGACAGCAGGTCGAGGCCTGCCGGGTATGCGGTGACCTTGGCCTTGTCGCACAGGTCGCGGTAGTCGACGACGTACACGGTCAGGACAGGCACCTCGACGGGGTCAGTTGCCCCGTCGAGGTACACATCGAGTACGTCCCACACTAGGAGATCGCCAGCTCGCCGGTGAGCGATGCCGTTGCGGTTGCGACGCCGGTCGCGTCGTATGCGACCTCGACACTCTCGACGTACATAGCGGCACCGGCCCAGGTCGTGTTGGTGCCGTCGTCGATGGTGACGGCGAGCGACGTGCCGGCGGTCGCGGCATTCTCGAGCGCGTTGTACATGCCCGAGTCGCCGTCAAACAGGAACGTTACGGCTAGGGCGCTGATGAGATCGGTCTGGGTGAACGCGTTGCCGCCGCCGAGGGTGCGCGTGCGCGTGATGGTGCTTGTCTGTGTGATGGTGCCCGAGGTCACCTGTGCGCTGTATGCGGTCGAGGCCACTTGGACGGTGAACTCGGACCCCGCAATGGATACGACTGGCATTTCTACTCCTTCATAGAGGCTGTGAGGCGGATATCTACGGTGATGACTGATCCCTGAGCGCCGATGTCGACGAGTGTCGGGGGTCCGATGTCGGTGACGACTGCGTACTTGGGCAGGGCGCCGAGGATCGTGTCGATGGCGTCCTCGGCATCGAGCTGCGCCGCGCTGTTTTTGCGCGGGTTAACGACGACGACCAGGCGCCACTGCGTCCTATACGACAGACGGCCTAGCCGCTCAGGGACGACCCACGGCGAGTCGGCCATGATGACGATGCTCGGCGGGATCGGCACCGGCGGCGTGCTCGTGTAGACCTTGTATCCGAGGCCGGTGACGGCTGACGTGATGCCTAGGCGGGCCTCGGTGGTGAGCGCGGTCATCCGACCATGCTCTCCACGCGGATGTACGGCGCGATGAGGGCGGCCCGGCTCTTGAGCAGGATGCTGTTAAGCCGGTACGGGCTGGCCTGCATGTCGAGGCCGACGGACTCGCCGCCGGCTGCGAACCGTGCCTGAAATATGTCGATCCCGATGCCGAGCGTCGCTTCCTTGAGTGCTGCGGGCTCGGCTGCCAGTGCCGTCGCGGTGATGACCGAGGACACCACCGCGACGGCTGCCGCTGCTACCTGGTCGAACGGGTCCGCCGCATAGGTGAGATCCAATGCGGTGGCCAGTTGCGTACCAGATAGCAGCGCCATGGCTTAGGGCTCGACGATCCGGACGATGCCTGCGGGGAGGTAGGCAGCAGTGACGCCGTAGCCGTAGATCGCGATGTCACGACCGATCTGGCTGACATTCTCTGCCTGGGCGAGCCGGGGCCCGTCCTCGATCCAGCGTGCAGCCTCGCCGTTAGTGACGATGGCGTGCCGTGCGGCTGCGCCGTCGAGCCACTTGGCGCGGACGACGCGGAGCCCGGACACGTTGACCTGCAGCGTGCTGGCGGTCGCGACACCGGACACGTTCTGGACGCCGTACGGCGCCGGGTAGAACGACTCCCAGCCGCCAATGGCCGTCATGAGCGCGGTCGATGCGTAGACGATGGTTGCGGGGACGCCGGTCGCGTCCTCGCACTTCATAGAGGCTTCGAATACCGTCGCCCGGAAGGTCGCACCGGTGGTGTCGGCGCTCAGGTCGTAGGTTTCGGTTCCAGTGCCGAGCTGCCACATGTCATCGGTGAACTTCCGGTCGGTGACCGTCGAGTACGACGCCGCCATGATGCGGTTGTGAGCGTCGAGGTAGGACGGCATCGAACGCTGCAGCAGCTGGTAGGAGATGTCCGAGCCGGCCGCGTAAGTCGCGAGGCTTGCGGTGCCCTTCTTAATGTCGATACGGACGCTGTTGACTTCGTCCTTCTCGTTGGCCTGTGCCTCGACGATCGTGGTGAGGTTGCCGTCAAAGTAGGGCCAGTTGATATCGAGGCCGCTGGTGCCGGCCGACTGCGGGCCGCCGACGCCGGTGATGACAGGTCGACCGAGGTCGATGATGCCCCGCACCTGCATGAGCCACACGGGCGGAAGTACGCCCGGGTTGTTGTCGGTGACCTGGTCGACGAGTGCCCGCGAATCGAATCCATCGAGGACGGCCTTGCTGTACTCGCCGAACGACCGGAACTGTGCGAGCGGGTGGACGGGCTCCGCGACGTGGGCGACGGATGCGACCTCGCGGCGCAGCTCGTCGATGGCCTCGCGTGCCTGAATGTCTGCGACGACCGCCGGGGCGGCGTCCTCGACGGTTTCGACTGACATGTGATCCTCTCTTATTGAACCGACGCCTGCCGATGAGTAGGCAGGCTGATGGGTGAGACTCACCTCGGCCAGTGCGGCTTTGGTGTACACGATCGCGTTCTTGCCTTGGGTCCGCTTCGACTCGAGCGGAGCGAACCCGACGGACAGGCCACGGCTTGAGCCCGTCCGCATAAGGGTCGCCGCATCACGCCCGAGGGAAGTGTTGACGACGTCGAAGTCGATGTACAGGCCGTCCGGCTCATTGCTGGCCGCTGTAATGACGCCAATCGGCTCGTTGTGCCGGTACGCGAGCGGCTTGCCGACCACTGCAGCAGTATCGAACGCACCAGGCGCGAATGACTCACGCATTCCGTCGTACTCAATCTCGACGCCGTAGGGAACGGCCATGCCGTAGCCGGTGCCGATGATGTCGCCGCCATCGTCCGCGCGGGTGTGCAGGAGCAGCGTGCCGTCCGTCGTGAGGTGTCTCATCTATCCGCCCATCTGTACGAGGCTTGTCGGGGTGAGTCCGAGCGTGTTCAGGTCGATGACGGTGCGAGCCTCGTCGGGGCTGAGGACCTTGAGCGGCACCAGCTGCGCGACGAGGTTGCCGAGGTCGGTGGCATTGCCGCGCAGGAAACCGGACGTGTCGAACCTGACCGAGTGCCCTCGAGGAGTGACGTCGGGCATCGACAGCCGGTGAGTAAGCATGTCCATGACCGGGCGAAGACTGATATCGAGCAGTTGCCGATACAGGTCGACGCGGTTCGAGTACGTCAACGACGACCCGGACACACTGGCGCCGACCCACACGGGGTCGAGGTTCGCGATACGGGCGATGCCGATCGCGGACTCGTTACGGGCCTCGACCAGGGCGAGATCCCGGGCGGACCAGCCCATGCCCTTAGCCTCAATCGCGCTATTCAGGTAGGCCGTGGCCCTGTTGCTCCTGGCTTCTTCCCATGCGGTCAGGAGCGCGTCCACTGTTGCCGCTGGAAGGTCGGCTCCGGTGTTCTTCAGGACCACGGTCGGCATGGGGTACTCGCTGTAGTTCAACGTCGCGGCCTCGAGGGCGGCGGCTGTGTTGATCGCAGCAGCACCGGTCGACAGCCAACCGCCGAGCCCGTCGCCGTAGAACTTAATGACGTCGCGGGCCGGGACAGGCGTGCCGATGTAGTAGAACGGATCGACGGGCGGGAACTGTGTGTTCTGGTTCGCCGTCGAGTGCGTCGTCAGGTCGGACACGTCGTCAACGTCCATAACCTGAATCTCACGAGGGAACCCATCCCACGTCCGGTCGACCACAAGCCAATACGCCCGGTCGTGCAGCAACAGGTTCTCGACAGTCCTCGCAATGACCGACGTGTACGGAAGATACGACGACGGGCTGACAAGTACCTGGGCAGTTTCGATGGGCTCGCCCGCTCGGTACGTCCGCAGGCCGAAACCGCTGATCGTGTGAGAGTACGTCTTCATCGCGTCGACGAATGCGGGGACCTGCAGCGCGGCGGCCCTCGAGGTACGGAACGAAGACCCGGCGCCCTGGATCATCTGCAGTAGTGACGTGCCGGCGCCTTCGCGCAAAGCCACAGACGGTCCGCCCTCCATCGACCTTGGGGGGGACGGAGGGGCGGACCATCTCGGACGGGGAAACGCCACGCGCCCATATTACAGGTTTATAACAATTGTCAAGCACGCCGACGGCTATGAATGATCGCCGTCGGCCGTTGCCGCTTCGTTGCCTGGGCAGCCGCGAACATGACAGCCCGCGCCGCATACGAGGGGCCCTCACCCATCGCGCTCGACAGGACCCACCCGGCGTCCCGCTTGCTGATCCTCGACGCCGCGAAATGCTCCCGCAGCACGAGGCCACCGTCGTGCAGGATGGCGCGCCGGTCGAACAGGTCGAGCAGGGCCTGAGTGCCGGCGACGGCCTCACGCTGCCCGACCAGTTCGTCAAACCGTTCGCCGAGCCGGTCGACGTACCCGGGGGTGACCAGGACGAACAACTGCGGATGCTCGGCGCGCAGCTGCGCGAGGCGCTCGTCGACCTGTTTGATGGTGCGCATCGTCGACACCCTGACGACCACGCGCTCGTCCTCGAGGACACCGGCGACCGCGACCGCATGCCCTTGCCCGTCGAATGCCGACTCCACCGCGACCGTCCAGGTGCTCGACTCCGGCAGGTCAACCTCGGACGTCGTGTCCGCCCACTGGCTGTCCTTGAGCCAACCGCCGGACTTCGTCACCCACTGGTTACACCACTCGCGCCGGAACGATGACTCCTCGATCGTCGAGTGCTGCCGTGCGACGAATGCCTGCCGCTTCTCAGTCCACTCCGGCGATGCCCACGCCCACGTGTCCGGGTCGTCCGGGTCGGCGTCCGCTGGCGCCGACCACTCGAGCAGCAGCGTGCCGGCTGGCGCGTCCAACTGCTCGATCGCAGCCGACCGGTATTGGATCATGAGGTCACTCGATGAGTCGCCCGCAGTCGACACGAGCCACAGTTGCGGCTGCTCACGCTCCGACATCGTTGGCATGACGGCGTCATCGATGACGTTGCGCTGAATCTTCCACGCCTCGTCGGCGAACACCATCGAGCACGAGTAACCGACGCCGGCGCTCTCGTTGGCCGCATGGATCAGCCACCGATCACCACTCGGCAGGCTGATGCCCGCCGCCGTGTTCCCCCAGCGCACAGTCCCCTTGCCGTACTTCTCCAGCGCCCACAGGCCTGCAGGTCGTAGCACCTCCATCGCCGTGTCCCGCTTGTTCGCCATGTGCAGGATTGTCTGAGGTTCGCCGAACAGGTCCCGGTTGTGGAGGCGCCACATGCAAATCCCTCGGCTGAGCCAACTCTTGCCGCTCTGTCTCCCCACCGTCAGAACAACAACCGCCCACACCAGGCGCCCGTCCTCGTCGTGCTCGAGCGCCCGATCGAGTGCGTGCCGCTGCCAGCCTCGAAGTTCCATGCCGTACACGCTCGACAGCCATTCGGCAGCCGCTCCACCGTGAGTCCCCCGCACCGTCGCAGGCGCCCTAGTTTCGAGTCGGGGTCTCACCCATCCGGTCGGGTCGAACTCGGGCCGCTCAGGCCCTCCCTTGGGCGATCCGGACCCCTTGGGGGAATAAGAGGCGGAGACGGGAGGAAGTGGA